GATGATGCGTTGGCTGGGATCTACATGGAAGAGGTCGCGAACAATGCGGCGATCTCAGCGGGGACGTTCAAGAGGCGGCTGCTGGGTGCCCCAGGCAAGCCACCTCTCGGGTACAGGATGGCTGCAAAGGCTGCCGGTGTCCCTGAGGAGGGTTCGGGCGCTATGCGGATCGTGGAGCAGGCCAAGAAGTTTGGCATTTCGGGGGAAGATTTGATGAGGGCTTCTGACAGGCCCACACTGGTGAACGGCCTGCTGAACCCTGAGTTGCCTGAGTCTTTTCGCCGGTTGGGGGCACGGGGCAGGACGTTCCATGAGGAGTTGTTGAAGTGGTGGGATGATGCACGCCGGTTGACGAACGAGCAGTTGGCGGGAACACCGCTGGCAGGGTTTGCCGATGACCTGTATGCGGCGCGTTACCTGTCGACGGCTGGCAAGGAGGTTCTCGGCGGTGACGGTGTCAGGTTTGCTGGCCGTGGCGGTCTCGGGGGGACGCCGTGGCAGGCCAGGGAGTACATCACGCCGTCGCAGTACACGAAGATGGTCGGCCTCCATGGCGAGGAGGAGGCTGCTAGGCGGTTTTCGCAAACGTGGATGGGTGAGCAGTTGCAGAATGTGACTGGTCCTGGCGCGACCGGCAAGTCTGTCCGCGACCAGATGGACGAGATCGGCGCTCGGGTTCTCGGCAAGGAGGAGTACAAGCAGATCTTCTCCAACGACTTCCATGAGGTTGTCCCGAGGTACATCAATGACATGGCTCAGGGGGTTGATGTCCAGAACGTGTTGCGGGGCATGGAGAACATCGGTCTGATTGTGAAGACGGATGCGCGTGGGGTTATCGGCATGGATCTTGCTAGCCGGTTCAGGCGCGTTGCCGGTGTGATGGACGAGTCTGGCAAGCGGACGGGGGGGACTGTTCAGAAGTTTGAGAGCAAGATTGATGCGAGCCGTGTCGGAGCTGCACGGGTCAGGCAGGTTGATGAGGCCCTGGTTGGGCCTGATTCGCCGGCCAATGTGATCGGGGGAGTCCTCGGCGTGGGGAGAAAGACGGCATCGTTGCCGGTTGATTTGGCGCCCGAGATGGGGCGCCGTGTCAACGCCGCCCAGCGGGCCGTCGCTGGCCTCACCTCGGGGAAGGCGACATGGTTGCCGAAGGAACTTCAGGCAGCGATCAAGAGCCTCGATTCGTTGACGCCGCTACCCATCGGAAACTGGGCGCGGGTTCTGGAGCAGTACGCCGGCTTCGCCGACGAGATCGGTTTGGAAGTGAGGCGCCTACGGCAGATGGTTGAGGGTGTGGACGCCGCTGCGAAGCAGGCCGGCATCAGGGGTTACGCAGAGTTGAAGGAGGTCAACCGCAACATTGTTGTCATGGAGTCTGCGTTGGCTCAGATAAACGGTTTGCTGCCTCGGGCTGCCGTGGCGAACGCCAGGACCGTCAAGGCGGGACGGCAACTCGTCAAGACGTTGGAGACTGGGACGATCCCGTCTTCGATTCTTCCTGAGATGAAGCCGTGGGCCAAGCAGTATGCGGAGTGGGTGAAGTTGGACAATCTGACGGGGTCGACGGCGTATCTGCATGCCGCTGACGACGACTTCCTGCGGGCAGTCAGCGCCCAGCTCACTGCGGGGGATCTGCCCGATCTGGCGTACCTCGCCGACAAGGCCGCCGCAGCAGAAGCAGCCGGCCTCGCCAACGCCCGCCTGTACGGCGAAGTGTTGGAAGAAGCCAAAGCAGCAGCCGAAAAATGGCAGGGCATAGCACCAGACCTGGAACGTGGGCTGGAAGAGGCCCGTCTGATCGCCCAGAAGGAAGTGTTGTCCCCTGACGATTTGTTCAACCAGCAGAAGTACCTACAGTCCGCCAAGGAACAGGCGATGGAACTCGAACTGGAAATGAACCGTGCCCGCCAGTCGGCGGAACTCGGCCGGCGCATCTCCGCGGCCGACAGCCAGGAGACCGCCCTGAGGGCGCTCAACCAGGAACGCAACATGCAGGGCTTCCAGCATGCGTACAACGAGGCGCTGTCGAACCAGTTGACGGGGCCATGGTTGAAGGGCTATTCGGCGGTCAACATGAAGGAGTCCGCCGACCTGTTCGCCTCGGCAACCCTGGCCGCTGCGAAACTCAACAGTGCCAGCGCGATGGCCGACTGGTCGAAGGGGTACCGGTCGTTGTTGAACTATTGGAAGGCTCAGGCGGTGGCTACCCCTGGGTTTGTGATTCGTAACATCATGGGTGCGACGTGGATCAACTCTCAGATTCTGGGTGTCGAGATGGGTCAGCACATGAAGACTTCTGCGATGCGGCGCATGGCGATGAGGTCGTCCATTGATGCTGTCAAGGACACGAAGTACCTGCGGTATCTGGACGACACGGCGAAGGCCCGCAACATCGTGGTGGACCGGCCGGTGGCCGGCCACCTCGGATCTGGCAGCGCCTATCTGGCATGGAAGACGGTCGAGACAGGCCAGCCAACCAAACTCGTCGGGGTACGCGGGGCGTTCCGTAACGCCACTGATCGTGACTGGCGGATCTTCAACGAGATAGAGAAGTCGGGGATTGCCGGCGGCGGTCAGGCCGCCATCGAGGTGGCGGAGAAGTCCGCCATGTCGTCGATGGGAACCTGGAATCCGTTGCGGGCGCACTTCTGGCCGTTCAAGGCGGTGCGGTCGGCGAACACTGACGCCGAGTTCATGGTGCGTATGACAGCAGGCCGTCATGTCATGGAACACGGCGGTTCCCTCGACGAGGCGTGGAAGGCAATCCGCAAATACCATTTCGACTACAGCGAACTGACACCCAGAGAAGCTCAGATCAAAATGGTGATTCCGTTCTGGAAGTGGCAGAAGAATATTCTGCCGGTGCTGATCGAATCGATTGGGAATCGGCCTGCGGCATGGTCGAGGCTGCGGCAGATCAAGGGTGAACTGGAGTACGCCAGCGAAGCCGAAGGTGTCGTCCCCGACTACTTCATGGAGAACCTCGGTATCCGCCTCCCATGGAGGATGCAGGGATCACAGCTCTACGTCCTGCCTGACATGCCGTTCAAGGATCTGAACCGTTGGATGAAGTCGGATGACCGGCCGATCACTGGTCTCAAGCCGTTGGACATGGCGACCAGGGCGTTCGCCGAAGCGGCATTCCCCTATGCGAAGTTGCCTATCGAGTTGTGGGCCGGCAAGCAGTTCTTCGCTGATCTGCCGTTGAAGGGTCGCTTCCAGAATGTGCCACCGTCGTATGCGAACATCCCAGGGTTGATGCCGATCCTCGGCGGGTTGGGGAAGGCGGAGAAGAACCGCAAGGGCGAATGGAAGATGACCGATTCAGACCTGTACATCCTGGATCAGATGATGCCGTTCATGGGGCGCCTGCGTCGCCTCATCCCTGGTGAGGAGAAGTATGAGAAGCGGTGGATGACGACGTTCATGTCGACCATGTTCGGTGGCGGTCTGCGGGCGAACACGCCTGAGGAGCAACGCAACCAGTTGATCCGCATGCAGCGTGAGCTGTCGGATGACATGAAACGCATGATCGATATCGAGGTGCGTGAGGTCTAGACTCGCTGGGACGGAAGCGGGTTAGGTTGATGGACTTCATCTCACGCGACGAATGGCATGCGAGACCGCCGAAGCGAACATTCACGCGGCTGCGGCCTTCCCGTATCGTGGGAATAGTCGTTCATCACTCTGGCGTCACGAACCCACCCGAAGGTGTGATCGCAGTCCGAGCCTTCGAACGTCATCATATCGATACTCGGGGTTGGAATGCGATTGCCTACAACTGGCTCGTGGACGAACGCGGAGTGATCTACGAGGGGCGCGGCCCAGGGATCGTTTCTGGCGCCACCAAGCACCACAACCACAGAACAGAGAGTGTCTGTTACACGGGCTACGGAGGCAGGAAACTCCCTGAGGTCGCCCTCATATCCATCACCGAAGTCATCGAAGACATCCAGGCCCGCTACGGGGGGAGACTCTGGTTGAAAGGGCATAGAGATCTCGCTTCGACGAGCTGCCCAGGGTCGGAGCTGTACGCATGGTTGAAGAACGGATGCGTCGTCTACCAGGGCAACCCGTCAAGCATCGATTTCGAGGGGATCGCACGGTATCTGCGCGGTTTGGGCGACGGCCTGGACGACGCCCCGTTGTCGAGGCGTCGCCGGTCGAGGGGCCAGTTGGTGCAGTTGGCGCAGAGCCGGTTGAAGGACCGCGGGCATGACCCTGGCGGCATCGACGGCGTGTTCGGGCCGAAAACGAAGCGGGCCGTGAAGGGTTTCCAGCAGTCTCTGGGGTTTCTGCGCCCCAACGGCGTCATCGACGGTTCAACGTGGGACGCTTTGTTCCTCTTGTAGGAGGTACTTTCAATGCCCAAAGGTGAAGGTTACGGTCCCACGTTTCAGGAAACATTCGGATCGCAGAACGACCAGCCCTACAACTCAACGTCCTCGTTCAACATGTGGGACATGAGTCAGAAGGCGAAGAAGGCTGCCGCCTATCTACGCAGCACGAAGCTCGGCAACGCCGCCAATGGCGGCCGACCGTTCGGAAAGTAGGACACCATGAGGGACGGTTCGACACCGAAGCTGGTACAGGTGGGTCGTGTTCTGGTGGACCGTGTGGTGCGCCCCACGGCGAACCTCGGGACGCTGACTGGTGACGCGATGTTGCGTATGGCTAACGGGATGCGCGCCAAGTTCGACGAAAACGACTAGTGGCCGGCAAGAAGAAGCCCCGTAAGCCGCGGTACTAGCTGTGCCCCTTCGCCGTGGGGCGAGTCGTGCTGTGGTGTCGCACAACATCGGCAAGCTGATCGGCGAGGGCTACTCGAAGGATCAAGCAGCGGCCATCGCCTATTCCAAGGCCGGCCGTGGAAAGAAGGGGAAGTGACTACATCATCGAAGTTCTCATGGGGGACATGGGGTGAGCGGGCAGCATGGACTGCCGTGCAGGCTTTCGCAGCCGTCATCGTCATCGGTCAGAGTTCAACCGTCAGGACAGCCTTGATAGCTGCCGCAGCAGCATTACTGTCGGCCGTGAAGACCCTTGCGAAGGAACGCCTCGGGTCGTGAGCGAGGACACCGCGTTCGACTTCGAGTCGGCGTGGTCTTCGTGGTTCGCGAGCCCAGTCAGGGAGGAACTCCAGACGGGGATCGCCACAGAGTTGGAACGCACCAGCGGCATCTTCGACGTTCAGGACGGCACGCATGCCAAATGGAACGGCGAACAGTTGGGTGTTCTGACGGTGTTCAACTCCGACGACCTCATCGCCCTGATGTGTGCGTGGGAAGAGGCTGAGAACGGCAACTGGTTGGCGCAGAAGGATGTGCTGATCTGGTTGCAGAAATGGATGGAGTTCATTTCCTGCTGTGTTGAGGCGTCCCCACCCAACCCAGGCTAGCCTCGGCGAATCGTTCCCTCACGACAGGGTTGGTGAGGAGTCGTTGCTGTAGGTCAGCGATGATTCTGTCTCGTTGTCTTGCTACGGTCGTTTTAGGCATTCCGATAACAAGACCGACGAAGCGCAGAGAGAGCCTAACGACCAGAAGCATGTCGAAGAGCCAGCGGTCGTCTTCATCCAACTCGTCTAGGGCGTCAGCGACGGCGTCCCGCAACGAGAGCTGTTCCAGTACGGACTCTTCAGGTTCATTCCCAGGCTCGCAGACAACGAGTGCTTCGAGCGGTGAAACTGCCCGTCCGAACGCCGACCGCTGGTAGCGGCCGGCAGACAGGAGCGGATCGTAGAGGGGTTCTTTTCGTCGATCATCCGTCACTGCCGTTGCTCCAAGGGAAGAGGGACGGCTTGAAGCCGTAGAATGCTTTACCCTCTCGGAACGACCCGAAGGTCGTTTCTCCCTTGTCAATGAGCTTCGTAATCGTTTTGAGTGGCACGAATGCGTATTCCTGTTTCGGTGTTGACCAGATCCACAACCAGACGGGCATCTGCCCGTCCCACATGGTCAACGCCGACAGCTTCTCCTGTTTGAGTTTAAGACCTTTGGCTCCGCATCCCATGACTTCGATGAGTGTGTTGACGGTGACGTAGTCGGGGGTGTATCGCAGGAACAGTGGCAGGGTTTCTATCGAGTAGGGCGGCCGGTTGAATCCGTATCGTGCCCATCCTTCGGTGCGTTCCTCGAATGCTCCTTCGGCTTCGTCACCCATTGATCCGTATCGTTGTTCCCATGACAGGTCGGAGAAGCTCACCGTGGGATCTTTCGGATCACGAGCATTTGCACCAGCCGGTCGTCGGGGTAGGCGACACCGTTGAGGGCGTCCTCGACGAGTTTACACAGGTTGGTTGCGTCGGCGGTGAGGGGTGATACGACTTCGGGGATGGGCTTGATCGTCACGTCGGTCCAGTCGGGGTGGAAGGTGACGACCAGGGAGACCGGCCCTTCGTGGAAGGGGCCGTTGTACAGGTCGGCGATGCGTTGTTCAGCGTCAAGGGTTTTCTTATCGGTGTATGCACGGCCTTTGGCGAACCGTGGCCGGCTCTTCGACTTGGGTCGACCTGGGATCCTGAACCGGTAGGTCACTGTTCGAGCAGCCACCCGTATGCGGCTGCCGCCTGATGCGGGACAACACCGTTGCCCAATATCTTCAACTCCTGGGAGTGTGACAGATCCACGCCTGTCACCCACCCATCAGGTAGACCCATCATCCATTCCACGAATCTGCTGGAGAGTTTCCCGTCGTCGGTGGGTGCGGGTGCTGGCCGTCCGAGGATTCGCTCCCATCGGGCGACGGCTTCGCCATAAACTCCAAACGCGCTACTTCTATCGACAGGCTCGGCCCGTGCCCGTTGCTGTTGCCGTGTTTGGCTTTCATCTCGGCCGTCCAGGAGTCCCACTTCTCCACCGTCTTGCCCGCCCCCATGTCGTTCACCACTGGAGTAGGCAACTGCGAACCAACGATCCCGCCGATGGCAGGCACCCACGGATTGGTCGGCTCGAACACATGCCCATCTCGCGTCGAAGCCTCCTTCGGCCAACGCATCGAGGACTTGCCCGAACGCTTCACCCTTGTTTGCACTAAGCAGGCCGCGCACGTTCTCCATGAAGATCCATTGTGCGCCTGCTTGTCTTGCCACAGTGACGACATCTCTGATCAACCACCTCTCATCGTGGACCCCCGCACCCTTGCCGGCATGCGATACCGGCTGGCACGGGAACCCCGCTGTCACAATGTCGACCTCGGGAGAGTCAACGATCTGGGTCAGGTCACCCAGGTTTGGTACCCCGAATCGTGCATCCAGCACAGCCGAGGCATGCTTGTCTGTTTCGGATACCCATATCAGGTCGGTGTCGATGCCTGCCAGTTGCAGCCCTAGTTCCAGGCCGCCGTACCCTGCACACAACGCTCCGACTCTTAGGCTCATCGTCCCATCCGCCAGGTCGACGGCGAATGGTTTTCTTCAACCCCCTGCTTCTGGGCGGCGTCCGTGTAGGGGCGCATCATGTGGATGCATACCTCGCCGAACTCTTCCCAAACGTCGTCCTCTTCCCTGGTGGACGGGATGCCGTCATGGGTGGTGCAGACGGGCGGGCCGCAGAATCCCTGCTTGATCCCGTATTCCAACCAGTGGTCAAAGTTCATCATGTCATCGTCCCATCTTCGCACCAGCGTCATCAACGAGTTTGCGAAGCTGCTGCTCACCGCTGGCACCACGGGTCGCAAACTTCTGACCCCATTTCAGGTCGCACTGTCGGGTCCATTCGAGGACGGCATCAGGCGAGTAGAGCTGTCTGTACAGGGAGCAGGCGAACGAGAACAGGGCGAGGCTGCGGTCGCCGTGCGACGGGCCTGTATCCCATATGTCTCGGGCGACGAACCTGAAGTTGGCGTCGATCCTGGTGTGGGAAAACTTGGGTGATGGTAGTGGCTTGTTGGAGGGTGGAGGCTGGTACAGGGCGGCCAGTTTGACAATCTGTTCCCTGCCCGCCATCGTGTCGAACGCCTCATCGGTGAACGCCTCCAGACACAGGTTGCCCTGAGAGCCCCGTACAGCCTCCTGACGGCCCTCTGGGCGTGACAGCGCATATGGGAGGCGTATTCCGTTGCCGAAGCCCTTAGCGGGCATCGTGACCTGTTTAGGGTAGACCTCTTTAGTAGGACTCCCAACTATCTGACAGGCAGCGAACATGGCATTGCGGCCCATCTGGGCAGGAATGTCCTCTTCGAGGAATACCCACAGGTGGAAGCCCTTCGACCGGCTGGTCTCCACCCATGAGGTGATACCGATCTCGGCCAGGAGTTCCCGCACGTTGACAGCGTGAACGAACGACACGTCGCCTTCGTCCCAGTCGACGGCCAGCCAACCGACGTTGCACCTCGGCGAACCCGCCACCTCCATGAGGGGGTACACCCCGAGCCGGTACGGACCCCACAGGTGGTCATGGGCCGCTTCGGAGAAGACGGTGCCGTTGGCCGGCACCGGTTCGCCGTCGTCGCCACGCCACGGTCGGAAGTCCCCGTCGGTTGTCTCTTTCGCCAGGGCGTTGCCTCGGAACAAGCGACAAAACTTGTCAACCAAAGCAACACGATCAGTCACCGCATGTGCCTGTCATCAGGAGGAATGTCATCATCACGGTACGAACGGATCTGACCCGTGTGCGGACACAAAAAATATTCGAAGTCGCCCAGCTTGTTCGGAGGCCGCTTGTTCTTCGTCAACCGAATGTTGACCGACACCGAGTGGTAGCACTTCTCCACATAGGTGAGCGCAGGATCATCCCGTCGGCGGTACACGCCGAGAACAGCCAAAGCCTCCTGCTCGCCGCCGTACTTGCCAGCCGTGATCATCGCCGGCTTGTGCCGGTCACCAGACCCACGCCCCGCCTGGTGTACCACGGCCAGCGGAATGCTGGCCTCCTTACACCACCTCTTCAACCCCTGCGCCTTACCGACCACACCCGTATGGTCCGACTCCCCTGGCTGCAACTCCAGGTAGTCGACCATGGCAAAGTCGGGGTGCCGACCCCAATAGTCCTGCGCCTCCTTCAACGCATCAGACATCTGCGTGAACGTCAACGCACCGTCATTGATCAGCACCCTGTCGAACAACGAATGGGACGCCGAACGAACCTCGTCCAACGTGGCCTGATCCCCATCCTTGATCTGCTGCTCCAACTCCTCACCGTTACGGGTGTACGCAATGCAGTGGAGCTTCTGGGCGACGAGTTCCCGAGGCTCATCAGGGGAGAACATCAGGATGTGGGCGTCGCTGTTCAACAGGGCGTTGACTATCGACTGGTAAAGCACCTGAGATTTGCCGTTGTGCGAATGGCCCACGACGAGGAGCATCTCGCCGCGGGCCAGACCCCGCATGCACAGGTCAACCTCGGGGTAGCCGAGCAGGAACCTGCCCTCGTCGTTGCGAACATAGTCGACGAACGAATCGAACGCCGTCGAGGTCGGTTCGATGAACTTGTAGTTGGTGGTGTCAGCGTCGTCGCTGGCCGCTCCCGCTAGCCGTTCAACTATCTGCTCGGGGGTGAGGGGGGAGGGCAGCTCGGACATTACGCACTACAGCGTGCGTGCATGTCCTCCACGTTGAAGGCGTGGATGGAACCGTCGCCCGCCTGGATGTTGGTCGGAGCGTCCGACAGCCACAGGCTGATCCGCTTAGAGCCAAGACCGTACTTCAGTGCGCCGACATCGGAGATGACAAAGTCCGACGCAGTCGGCTCGTAGCCTCCGTCGTGCTTGGCCGGCAGCCCAGCAGCGATGTTCGCTGCGCCCTTCGCCTTCTTGAACTTGTTGTCGAACACGACAAGCTTGCCGTCTTCGGTCTTCTGACCGGCACACAGGAAAGCCACCGTCCACGCAGCCTGCTTGCCGTCGGTGACGAACCCGTTGGAGTCGAGTTCCATCTGCTTGCGGGCACGCCCCACCGGCAGCGCCGCCGCAGGAGCAGGGGCCGGCGGCGCTGCCGGTGGGGGTGCATCGCCACCAGGAGCGACAGCAATCTCAGCACCTGGGAATATGGTCTGCACCTGGGCGACAGGGTTCGGTGCAGGGGACATCACGGGTGGTGCCGCAGCAGCCGGCATGACAGCCGGCTCGGCGAACTGGCCGACCCTGTCAATGATGGCGTTGAAGACCATCTCTTCGCAGGCGAGGTACTCGGTCATCCCGTCCCTGCCCTTGCCTGAACACATATTGCCCGCCGCCTTGGCGGCCACCTGAGCGATGATGGACTTGTCTTTTGCAGTTAGCATTTTCTTCTCCCCTTTCGGGATTGTCGATCACCAGTTCGCCGGCTTGGAACCGACACCCAGGTGCTTGCCGCGACAGGCAGCCCAGTTGGGACACCAATCGTCGGAACATTTCCAGCCATCGTAGCGCAAAGGCCACGACGGAAGCTTCGCTTCGATCAGATCAGCAATCGAGTTGCACATCGGAACCAGCGCAGCCCAGTCCTGAGAGGTACGGGTCACGTCGATGACCTCAACCTCGCCGTTGGTCAGGTAGCAGTAGCGGAACGGCTGCTGCGACTCCAGGTCGCCACGCTCATGGGCCCGAGCCAGCGTGTAGATCATGGACTGCAAGTCGTTGCGTCGAACCAGCCAATCCGCGTCATGCTCGCCCGTCTTCCAATCCCATGTCAGATTATCTTCGTCGAGGTCACGGGTGCCGTACAGGGAGATGCGACGGCCCTCGTCCTCGTAGAGGACAAACTCGAACGACTTCTCGACACCCACAGGGTTCAGGTAGGGGAACACCTCAGCGCACCACGTCCTGACCATGGTCTCGGCCAGCTCGACGGTCGCCTCGGCAGTCGTCGCACCCTTGTTCCACTTCTCGATGGTGCCGACGAGGCTGTCCCACGACCAGTGGAACGCCTCGAGGATGTCGTCGACGGTCATCTCATGGCCGGCCATGCGGGCCGTCAGCGCCGTTTCGATGGCGGCATGCACGGCGGTGCCTCGCACCATCTTGCTGCCGGCCACATCGATGGCGGTTCCGTTGCGGATGGTGCGGGCCTGTTCAGGGCACGCCAGGAACGTGTTCAGCCACGACTGGCGGAAGCGATGTTCGATCATGCCCACACCTTAGGGGAGGGGTGTGACAGTCGGCGGGGATCCGTATCAGATATCAGAAGATGGCGCTGGGGCGCCATCATCAGATAATAGATATCAGATGGAACCGTTGTCGCGCAACCTCTTCTCCCTGGCGCGCAGAATCTTAGCCACCCTCGACCGGCTCACGCCGGCCCATCGACCCACCTCAGCTTGACTGTGGGTACCACCGTTGACCAGCCCTGCGATGTCGTCCTCGCGGGCGTCGGACAGCTCCGACCGCAACGACTGTAGGTCGCGTTCCAACATGGTCCGCATTCTCATGCGGTCCCGAGGCTTGAGCCTCACCAGGGTTTGTTGCAGCTCGTCAAAAGCGGGTAGGAACAGGTGGCTGTCACTCGCCATCTCGATGTTCCTTCTGCTCCCTCACATCATGC